AACAATACTAGCAATACCCACTGGTGATTTGGCAAAATCCAATACTGAGGACATAACACCTTTAGAAGCCATTGGTGTTGTTGAAACAGCAGTAACTGTTGGCGATGATGCCGCCTCCATTCCAAACGCTGCAGGTGTTGTCCCTTTTACTGCTTCGGCAGTAGGCCCAAAGAATTTACTACCCGCATATCCAGCAATACCACCAAGAGCCGCAGCTTTTAAGGCATCTTCCGCGTCTCCTCCTCCAATAAGACTTCCAATACCTGAACCAAGAGCCGCTCCAAGTGCTCCTCCTCCTATTCCAAAGCCTATAGCTCCTCCTATTATTGGAGCTGCTTTTTTTAAGACTTTTGTAAAACTTTTGAATATACCCATGATTTATTATTCTATCAATTATTTCTTATTTATTCAATGCTAGATTCCAGTTAAAGCACTTGTTGTTATTCTTGTCTTCGCAAATTCTTGTATACTTGCAACAACTGCTAATCTGTCATTATCTGCCGCTTCAACTTTTAATATTTCACCTTCATTTAATACAAGATCTTTTGTCAGTAATTCTATTGTTGTGTTTGCTGCAACTGCTTTAGCTTTAAATATAGGCAAACTGTCTATAAAAACATCAATTGTTGAGCCACTACCACTATCATTTGATACAAGTATAGAACTAATAACTGACGCATTAAAATCTGCCTCTGTTGGTACAGTGTAAACGCTTTGCAGTCCATTGTTTGCTGATGTTAAATCTATTGTTGCATTTCTTAAATTTTGCAAATATTGTGGTATACCATTAACTAACATTATCTTCTTCCATCTGGTCGCATATCAACACGAGGCGTACCTAACTTATACTTTACTCCTACTTCAGTTGATTCTATTTTTATAGCAAAAGAACGTCCTCGTATACGATAATCTATTTTATCTGTAAATTGCTCTACTGGAGTAGTTGTGCTTCTTGTTGTATCCTTTGACTCTGTTTGCAAAAAATTACCTCCAGCAGAATTTTTTGCTTTTAAGGTAAACGAAACGGTAGGAGTGACATCAGTTGATCCACTAAAACTTATGTCTGGTAACATTTGTTTAATAGAAACAAATTTATCTCCATCACCCATGTCCATAGGTCCTGATTCAATAAACGAAGTCATAGCCGATCCGTCATCATCATTTGTTAATTCGTGGTTGTATAAAAGAGAATTACCAGTAGCAACTGGAAAAGTTCTAATACCACGATCTATCCAAGCATCTCTGTTCAATGTTCCATAGTACCAGACCTTTCCTTCATAGTTATAAACAACATAGGCATTGACAGTTGAACTACCTGCTTTTGGATAAAACCAAATAACTTCACTAAACTCTGAATTTACGCCTACATGAACCTTGTCTCTTTCATCAAAGTTAAAATCTAAAAAGACTTTATCTTTTACTGAACAAGGCAGTTGTTGTGTACCGCCAGCATAAATATAAAAAGTGTCAACACCCATCCAAAATACAACATCGTCAACTGGCACGGCAGAAGCAGGACTCATAATTGTAATATTTTTAGATAATTCTTGAAGACCAAAAGTAAAAGGCGGCCCAATAAATTTCATTGCGTGTAATGTTTTATTTGTAAACACAAGAATTTGTTGTTTCGTTTCTACTGCCTGCATAAAAGTTGATCCACCACCAAGTCTTAAATCACCTGCTGTATTTGTTGCAGTTGGAAACCAATCTACTGGATTCTCTTGTGAGCTAAAACGTATAAGCAAAGGATCTTGTGTGCCACTTCCTTGTGTCGCTGTGCTTGAAGCACCTAATCCATCACAACCAAAAGCAATAACATGACGATCTTGGTCGGACACCAAAACTTGTTTTGCAATTTGCGGTACACTTGTTTGATTAGAATATGCAGTTGAAACACTTAATTCTACTGCACGATTACCTAAACCATCAGATTTATCCCAGTAAAAGATAGCTCCGTCTCTTGGATTTAAAATCAAATCTTCCCCAAAATTATCATGAGACCAAGTTCTTATTTCTTTGCCGGGAGTTGTAATTGAAGATGCTTTACTCCATCCAACAAAATCATCAGTTGCCGTAGCATTACCTTTAGCTAAACGAACAAGCGTTCCATTTGCATGAGAAGCAGCTATAGAAAAAGAATTTGCATTTTGCGTAGAACTGGACGTACCCGTTGGATCAGTAATAGCGTTCAAACCAGTATGTCCACGAACAACAGTAAGATCATTAGTCGATACACCTGAGACAAAAAGTAGTTCTTTTTCTATTAAAATTATGTCACCTACATCGATACCTGTACCACTTGTAACTGTAAGTGTTGTATCTGAATTACTAAATGTACCACCTTCATTAATTGTTGTAGCTAATGCTCCGTCAGTCGTGCCACTCCATTGACCAGCACCCCACCCTGTACCACCTACCGTAGCATCAAGACCTGTGTTTATTTGATAAATGGCTTTTGTTGCATTAAATGTAGCCGTAATATTCGAAGCAGTAGCACTTGCATTTGTACTCATCTCAAAAGTAGTTGAGTTTGTTATGCTAAGTATTGTTGTATCAGAGGGTATTCCCGACCCACTTATTGACGAATTTACAGTTAAAGCAGAAGTAGAATCCATTGTAACTGTAGCATCCCCACTGGTTGTATCGACTGTAGCGTTTGTAAAAGAACCATTACCAGTGTCAGAAGAATTAGCAGCTACACTTGAAGTAATTGTGTAAGCATTTGAACTTACAATAGATGTTATTTGATATTCTTTATTTAAAATTGTTGCTGTTATTGTGCCACCTAAACTTACTGCTCCTGAGAAAGTAACAAAGTCATTGACATTGGCCCCATGAGCAGGATCATTGACAGTAATAGTCGTAGAACCATTTGTTGCAGAAAAAGTAATGTCTCCTAAAGCCGTTGTATTCCTATTTGGAGTGATGTCATTAAAAGTACCGCCCTCTTCTATGTAATATTTTAAATGAGTACCAATTCCTAAAAAGTCAGAGCCATCCAAAGCAACCCAATTATGTAGCCTTCTTGCTGACCCTAAATAAGTATTAGCGTTATGCTTTACCCATCCACCAAACTTTTCTGGAAAGCCATTACGAAATCTTATTTTATCACCGTCAACATATCCTCCCTCGTTACTATAAGAAGTAACGTCTGATACAATACCTGGTCTGAATTTTAAACTTGTGTATGCCATTAGAAAGCCTTTACCGATAAATTTCCAGAATAACTTTGTGCAGAAGTATTTACAGTTGCATTTCCTTCATTTATATCTACTGATGATAAAGAGGCTCCACTATCATTAGTTTCTGGAAATGTGCCTGTTATATTAAAAGAACCGGTTGTTGAATTAGTTCTGTCTACAGTTGACGTTGCTCCAGCTGCAACTGATGTGTCTGTGAAAGGGTCTCCTCCAGATAGGGTTATTGTGTGAGAGGTGTTATTTGTAAAAACTAATCTTCTGCTTTCTGCCTGAACACCAACTGTTAAAGTTATAAGTTGAGGAGGTGCTGCATTACCTCTTCTTCCAGTAGGAGTATGACCAAAAGTTGTTCCGTTATACCCTTCCCATCTTCCAGTAGTTACGTTGTATATTAAATTTTGCCCTGTACTATTGTTAGTGTCAAATTTGTTAGAGTCTCCTGCAAAACCTGAAGTCCAAGTGCTTGGATGAAAACTTCTAGTTGAATCACCTCCTGCACCCGTATCTATCACAACAGAAAAAGATGTAATTTTATTAAAACTATTTGAAGCTCCTATCGCAGTGTTATTCTGAGAAGCAGTAAGGTCAGTCCCTGCAGTAAGAATATCAGAGCCTACTTGCCAAGTTTGACCTGACGGAACTCTTAACCTCCAAGCATTTCCAAAATTATTACTTCCACCAGTTTGTCCGTCTGCTATTTGAAATATAGAGGCACTATTAGGTGCTCCTGGACCAAAACTTGGTTGATAACTCCCAGACACAGAGGTATCTGGATATAAGTTAATATTCGTAACAACCATCGTAGAATCACCACCTGTAGCTATAGTGGTAGTTCCCGTATTAGATGAGTCTGAAACTGTAGAGGTAAATGTTCTTTTAGTAGATTTAACATTTCCACTGCCTTTTAATTCAACGGGTACGCCAGAGGGACAAGTGAAGTTCAAAGGAGAACCATTGGCATTTGTAAGATTATTACCATTAGTATCTAATATAACTTTTTTGTGATTACTGTTTTCACTTAATGTTAGTTGTCCTTCTATTGCACTAGTTAATTTAAAGTACTGCAAAGGCATTTTTATTTTAGACCCCGCTAAAGCAGTTAAATCACCAGCTGAACTTACTTCAGTAAATCCTATATTTGATATTAATGGTATCGCCATGCTTCACCTAATATTTAATAGTCTCTACAAAAGTAAAAACACTTCCATTTTGATTAATCGCTATTGCAAAAGAAACTGAATTACTTAAACTTACACCTTGCGAATTAGACGGATAAGATAAAGTCAAAGTATTTGATGAGCTTGTTTTGTCTACTATAATATATTGCCCAATTGCTAAACTACCTATAGCTAAAGTCAATGCAACATTATTACTAGATGTATCTACCTTTTGATATATTGATTGTGCTGCACTTGGTGTCAATGTATGTGTAGCTGCTGTTATAGCACTAGGAACTGTAACGAGGTTTGCATTCACATAGGTACTCAAATCAGTAACAGCTGCTTGAACCATTGTGCCGTTATCATTTACAATAAGTCTATCTGCATCGGCTATTGTTGTTGATGTAGCAGAGGTGGATCCAGCTAACATATCTAAATTACCTGCGGCACCATCTAATCCT